GAAGAAGCCTTAGACCTTGCGTTGTATTTGAAGAAACTTAAAATAGAAGAAGATGCCAGAAAGCAAAACTAAAAAAGGAATATGTGTCTACTTGCACAAAGACCTGTGGAACGAGATAGACGAAAAACGAGGTGAGAATAGTCGCAACACATTTTTAAGTGAAGCAATTGAGTTCTCTTTGAAGTTCTACGTTCCCGAATCTAAAGTAAAATTGACAGAACAAAAGTAGAAAGAACAGCTACGGACGAAGTAAAGATTAAAGCGTGGTTTCTGCGCTTTTTTTGTTTCTCCAACTTTTTCTTTTCAACGTTTAGAGTGTTTATTTCTTCGGTTAATACATCGGTCTTCTGTTCATAAGCAACGATTGTTTCTTGTAAGTTGTTTACTTTTTCACCTTCGATGTTCAATTGTTCTTTGAGGTTGTTAATTACAAGCGAATCTGAAGCAATTACGCTATCGCAGGAGTTCACCAAACGGAGAACATCAACGCGAACAATAGTATCTCGAATAAGAACAATATCACGAGTTCTTTTATAGGTGGTTTTGGCTGTAAGTTGAGCATCTTCATAGGTTCGAAGTTGTTTGTAAAGTTCTATTTGTTCAGCAAGTAGGCGGTCGTATTCGCCAGCGTTGTAGTTTATCACGCTATCTTGCTTCTGTACGTTTTCTTGTACATTATTTGCATGAATTTTTCCAAATATCTGCCAACAAACAACCGTCCAAATAGCAGTTGTTCCAATGAGCAACAAAGCAATTGCGAGTATATTCTTTCTCATAGTATTTTTCCTTCGTGTATGCGGTAATTGTGAACGCTGAACGCTCCGTTGTTTCCTTTCTCAACAATGGCGAAGCCGTGATTGTATTTCGAATATGGGTTGTAGTCAGGACTTAATTCGCTCAAACATCCAACACCCCAACAAGTAATAAACTTGCCGTTAGCGTCCCTCTCATTGTGTTCAGCTGTCTGGTGATGATGTCCGCAAAGAGCGGAGACCTTAGTCTTCATAAACAACCCACGTGCTACGTTAACCGACGGAAGGAATTGTTTACCGAATTCGTGTCCGTGAAAGATTGAAAGTTTACCGATGTTTAACTTACTCTTTCCATCAATCCATTTAACGTCGTGTTTATCACAATGGGTAAGCGTTGGAAAGTCGAACGCGTCAATGTCGAATAGTTCGGGCGCTTTTATGCGCATATATCTCCAATATCTTTCCTCGTGGTTTCCTTCTTTGTAATAGATATTCGCGTTCGGGAACGTGTGACGAAGTGAAGCTAAGAATTGACGGATTGAATATAGTTCGTCTTTGAATTTTCTTTTGCGTGGATCTTTGACAAAGTCACTAATCATGTGACAATCGAGAGCATCGCCATTTAAAATGATTGCGTCACACCCTTGCTTTAATCCTTCTTCGATAGCGCACTCCAACGCTTCGTTGTCTTGGTAAGGCAAATGGACATCTGAAAGAATCAAAAACTTGTTGCCTTTCAGTTCAACGTGACGACGTTTCTTTGAATAAGATTTAGGAAGTGCGTATGGGTTGGAAGGTCTTGGTGCTGTGTCAATCAATTCTTTTTGTGTGTTAGATGTTCTGCTTCGCTTTCCAATCTTACCTCGAACGGTGCGAATGTAATTACGCGCGTGTTCCATTGAATCGAATGCTTCTGGATATTCAGTAAATAACTTTGAAGCCAATGAGTGCGAAGGAGCGTCGGGAAACTTGCTACAAATCTCCGCTGTTATTTTCCTCGCTTCTGTCTGTGGTCGTGCCATTCTTTTGTTTTGTAAATCGTTCAATTACTGTTCCTCCAAACAAACCGCCTGTCAGAAGCGCGAGTGTGTCAAACATCGCAATGGGACAAACGTAATATGTGAATGTTGCAATATAACTCAAAACGATTAGGTTAATTGTAACAAATATAGCAATAATTCGTTTCGAACTTACTTTGGTTGAAGAGGTAAGCAATTCCTTAAGCCACACATTCAACTTATCCTTCATAAAAACTTCAATACGAATTGAACGATTAAGCCACCAACGACACCAGCAGCAGTTGCAATACCACCCAAACGAGCAACCTGCAACCTTTGATTCTGAATGTACTTGTCGTGCTTCTGAACCTTACTCACAAGACCTTCAATCTTCATTTCGTCGTCACCAATCAAGACGTGATAGATGCGGTCTATCTTCTTCGTCATATTTTGAAGTTCTTCGTGTATCAATTGAATCTCGTTTTCGGTGTTCATTTCTTAAAGTACAATTCGATTTCTGCTTCACGACGACGAACCAAACCCTTCAACACAACACCGCCACCTTTGTTCCATAAACGAAAAGAATCTGCAATGGTTGCGTCGCTTGGGTTAGCGTTTACCTTTCTCAATACAGACGACTTCTTGAACCCACCTGTTCCGATGTTGTAAGCTAACGAAACACACGCGCTAAACTGATTTTCGTTGAGCGTTTGCGTTATCAATGCACGAACGGATACCGCGAATTTGTCAACGACGTTTTTTGCTAATTGCTCCGCTCTTGCTTGTGTGATTACGTCGCCTTCCTTAACCTTTGTGCCGTCTTCGTAGAAGGTGTTTCCGTAACCTATCGTCCATACAGCAGAAGGGCAGAGGTAACTTTTTAAACGACAGCCTTCAAACTTCTTTAATAGCGCGTAACCGTCTGCGTTAACTTTCATTTTTCAGTTTCTTTATTTGTTTTTCTTTCTTTGCAAGATACTTACGAAATTTTTCTTCGTAAATCTTGTGCATCGTTAAATTCTTCTTACGTCCCCTTGTTGCCATTCGTTTTTGTTTTAGTTATCTCAACCAACCAAGTCCTGGTCTTCTGTATTCGTATGGTCGCTTGTCGCGTCCGTCGCTAATCTCAAAAGCATTCGACGGATAAACATTCGTTTGTGACCAAATTTGATTCGTTGTGTTTGTCAAGTACTCTGGAAAGTCTGCGCTGTTATGACACAAATAGTCGACCATTCGTTGCGTGTAAAACATTGCTTGTGAACGCGCTTGATCGCGGTAGTTTTGCAAGTCTGTTTGTGATATTGGTGTAGTGTCTTCACTTGTGCGAATTACTAAACTTCCGTTATCTGTTTTAACGTACAAATGCGGAAGGACTTCGTACATCGTCCACCACATAACCATTCGACGCAAGTAATTGTCAAGAAGGGTTGCGTATGCGCCTGTAATATCTTCGTTCACAACGTCTTCTTTGATGCGATTGTAAAGGTCAGTTCCTAAATACAACTGCGCGTACTTGTCCTGCGACAAATAAATTGCAGGGTACATCAACAACGGATCAACTGAACCGTTAATCCAAGTATATTTCTTTATGTAATTTTCGTCAATGAGTAGAACTTCGGGTTGTAGTGCCATAATGTTTATTTATATTTTAATGATGCTCTGTTCGGCATATCGTTCGGTCTTACCGCTTCTTCGCCTTTTGGGAATAGTTCGTTTGCTACTTTTCCTGTTACAACAGTATCGTTTTTTAATCCGTCGTTTGGTAAGAATTTACCGTCTTTTCTTTTGCGGAAAAATACCTTTCTAAACCACGCGTGACGGCAATATACACCGCCTTTATACGTCCATATTGAATAAGTGTTGCTTCCAGAAGGTGCAAATTGTCCGTTAACATCGGGGTTTTTACCCATTTCAATAATGTCTTCGTACTTAAATAACGCTCCGAGTTTAGAAAGTGCAACCATTTCTTGACAAAAATCGCGTGTTACCATTTCGCCTTCCTTCCAAGTGTAGTTTCTTGAATAATAATAGCGAACTTTATACAATCCTGTGTCCTTTTCTTCGCTCTTTTCGTTAGGTTTTGCGTAACCTCGAACACTCATAAATTCAGAACGGAATTTTTCTTCGTCGTCTGGTGCTGTTACCTCTTCGTCAGATAGCAATTGCCACTCTTCTTCGTTGATGTACTCAGCCTTTTCGCGTAGATGCGCAAGCCACGCTTCGCCTTCTTCTTTGCTTATCTTAACACCCGCATCCTTCTTCTTCTTCGCAACTACTTTTTTTTTTTGAGCGGACAATTTAGCCACCGCGTCACCGCCTGTTTGAAACATTGACTTCGCAACGTCTACATCAAGACCCAAGAACTGAACCAAGAAAAC